CCATGCGGCGTCTAATCGATCTCGGCGCTCCTGATCGGTTAATCCTGTGTCACGTAGACCGAATTGATTTTCCCATGCTGATAACTCTCGTGTTTGTTGCGGATTACTATCGTTAAATATTTCGTCGTAAAATTGCTTTACATCATTTCCTAATGGACCAGTTAATCCGACGAAAAATTTACGTAAAAATTTATCGGGTGTTAATTTCCACGCTCGGGCATCCGGTAATAAATGTTTAAATATATTTAAAAACATTATACATACGTAACGCTAGTTGCTTTCGCTTTTTCACCTTTAACAAGCGTCCGAAGTGTAAACGGTGTGCCACCCTCTTTAACGACTAGGCTAGTAAAAATACCACCCGCCGCGCTAACGATATCCTCGGTAGTTCCAGCGATAGCACTCTCGGTTATACGGTCCCGACGCGGCGGTATGGATAACCCGTTAATAAACGGCTCCCTATCAAGAAAATATTCAGTAATAGCGGCGGTTACATCAGCCTGTACAGTCGCAAGATTATCGACGACTAAGCCGGTTATCTCGACGGTAAAACCCGTACGGGTAATACCGAACGCATTAGCGAGGGCGTTAGCCGGACGTCGACTTGCTAATCCCGAGTTATCTAATTTTATCGAATCTAATACAGCTTGTAATTGTGCCGCCGTGGGTATTCCGTCGGTAGATCCCGAACTCGCGGCGGTAGCCTCGACATATATATCGACTTGTCCGGGGTTCGTACTGGTATACGGATATATATTAATAATACCGGCAACCTCTTCACCCCATGTTTCATAATCAGAATATGCACCACCCTGTGGCCGTTTTTGGAAACGGTCTATAACTCGTTGGCGATACGCGTCGGTCGATTCTGCATTCGCTCCTGTAACAGTTTGCGTATTCACGGCGGCATTACGAGCAACGTTAGCAAGTGGATTAGCGAACGATACGATAGCGCCCGGATCTAAATTACCGATAACACCCGCACCGCCACCGTCGACCTGATCGGATACCGCGAGTATAGTCGCTTGTACAGTCGCGGCACTCAAAGCCACACTTGCGATAGTTAAATATGTGACACCGTTATCGGCGTTAATTAACTGGGTGCCAGACGGTAAGGTCCCGACTTGATTCTCGACGGTTATATCGATTAATAATTCGGCATTAGTAGCGGCGACCGGTTCGCCCACACCAATTAAACGACCCCAAAATTTTAACGGGTTAACTGTTACACCTAGTACGTTAGTATCGGTATCGCTTGCGGTTTGTACGAACATTTGTAAAAAACTATAACCGCCGTACTTATATAATAATATAAATACCCCTGCCAATACTTTAGCTAACACTCTGAAAAATGCTTTTTGTAATAGCGGTATCGTTTGATTAAACGACGCTTCGAGTTGCGCGATAATATTATCGCTAATTTGTTTTGTCGTGGGTGTCGTTAAACTCATTTCAGGACCTTCCAATTTTCAACGAAATCAAAACTAGATAATATACCTTGTGCCTCGATATCTACAGAAATATTAATCGAATTAATAGCGGGTATTGTTACAGATATTATTACGGACGATGCGACCTTTTTATCAATTAACCATTTAGTATCACGTTTAACGGCCTGTTCTATCCGACCTAAATTACCAGTCGTCGCGGGTAATTCTTTTAATAAAAACTGTGTTTCACTTTTATACATTAATGCCGGGTCGATCTCGTCTCGGTTTCCCCACCATGTAAACGGGCAAGTTTCGCGACCGCTACAGTCCTCGTTACCGCCGAAAAGTGATAAATATAACGCAGTTTCTAAACCGCCGGACATTTCAATTAATCCGGCCTCGACGTTAATTTCGCCGCCGTCGTTAGACTGGTATAAAAGTACGTCGCCTCGTTGTGACATTATACCGGACCGCCTGTATTTTGTTCGGTGTTACCTGCACTATCGTTGCCCTGCGTATGGGTGTGTCCTTTCATTTCCTTACCTGCTACAGTTAGACTTCCACCCGCGCCGGTTGCGGCTAATAATGGTGCGCTAACGGACGTCACCGCGACGATAGTAGCCGGACAAGTAATATTACCAAAAGTATCTATTTTAACACCGTTTACCAAAAAATCGCCGGCGGTCTCTAATTCGAATGATCCCGAACCGTTATCGCCTTTAATCGATCCATCAGGCCGCACTAATAAAGATCCGTTATCGTTCGATATAAGAACACTACCATCATTTTTTAACCACACTTCGTTAACCGGGGTTCCGTCCGCTTTACGTCCATATATACGTTTATCGCCTTTATCTGCTTTCGGAGTATTAACAGGATCAATATAACCGACGGCCGCTTTACTACCGCTACGAGGCGTGTCAGTCGCGAGTACATAGTCGGTAATTAACGGGAACGAATCATCGCCGGGGGCGCTGAAATGTTGCGCCGTTCTATTATCACCACCACCAATATCGATTTCGACGTCGGTTACTTTCGCGTCGTTACTTGTCGTACGAGTGAACGATAATAATTTAGCGATTCGACTAAACATATTAATAATGGACTATCATTGTTCTTAATCTCAATTCCAACTGCACGCGCTAATCCAGTCAGACTTACGACCATCGGTATCTATTGTCCGTATTTCGTACCCCTCACATGAAGGGCACGGCACAAAGGGTGCGACAATCCAGATGATATGCGTATCAGTATTTTTTACCGGCGCTTTCCACGCGACACCTTCTGTCTTAATTTCAAATGTTGCTATTTTATCAATAGGCAGCGGTGATTTGTCCATTCGTGTTGTCGGTGTTTCCCAATTCATCCAGCACTGGTGAGCGCCTAGAGATTTAAGAAACGGATTCATCGGCGGCAAGTTATCTGGATCAATCGTCGCATAAGAATTGATTGAAACAAATAACAACAAACTTACAATAAGGCGTTTCATTTTTATAGCTCGGTTGCTGTTGCTACGTTTGCTGTTACCGTTGACACGCCACCATTCACCGCGAAATTGCCCTTCTGAGAAAATACGCCAGCAGAAGCTGCAAACATCGTTTGTTTGCTTGCCGAGCCATTACCAGTAATCTCAAATGAGTTTCCTATTGCCAAAACTTCGCCAACCGTGCCTTCAACTTTAACGCCTCGACACTCATTAGTTGCTGTGGTTGCCGCAGGTTCTCGGTGCCCCCTGATAGTATTACCAGAGATTACAGCGAGAGCATTAGCTGGAAGTTTCAGATCGATAACTGAAACGCCAGCATTTGTTATATCCCCACTGTGGTTATATGCTTCTAACGTTGCACCTTTTATATTTATTTTACGCAGAGGGTACGGGCTGATGATTGTGTCAGAATATGTCACACAGCGCGCCTGCCCTGTTTGACCTTCAGACAAGTGTGCAGAAACAGCCGCACCTAAAACATTAACTTCGCGTACGCCGTTAAATCTTAGTGGATCAAATTCGCCTTTGTATATGCCACCGTGGATGTGAATACCGGGGCCGGCCGAACCTGCTGTTTGATAAAACCCGTCAACTGCCAAACCTGTGTCTATATGGCAATAGTAAAAATACATATCACCCATCAGCGAGCCGAGTTCAGAAAATGGCACCAAGGAAAAACCAACAAACGCCTGCTGTGATTGCCAAACATCTAGCCCTACGGCATGTATCTCATTAGTTTCTCCGTCTGCCCTTATTACGTAATCACCTGTAGTATCAACTATTAACTTGGCTGAATGCGCCGCTCCATCCAACACGACAAAAGGCGGGAGGGCTTGCACGGAGTCCATCGCTACCTCTGAACCCGATGTAAACTGAACTCTTGAATATTCAGGAAAACACACCTCTACCAGTTTTGAAGCGTAGTCAATTGGGAAAGGATGATTTGCCATTATGGTAGATGAATCAATAATTCGCCCTAAAACGTAGGGAAATTTATTAGTTGCGTTGTCAATTCTAAAGCCAACCACCGTGCCGACAGGTATGCCAGATAAGGGAGTGCCACCATCCGCATTAACAATATAAGACAGAGTTGTTCCGGCACCG